GGTGGCGCACTAGCAAGATCACTCCATGCCCACGATATGATGGGCTTCGCTCCTTCTGGTGCACAGTCTTCGCAATATGAAAAGGTGAATCCACTATCATCTACTTCAAATGCAATAGGATCAAATTCCATGTGTTCTCCTATCTCCATAGCGCCCACGTCACAAAGACAGCAAGGACAATTGCCACTGCCTTCATGAGCGTGCGCTCTGACTTACTCAAAAGTTACGACTTCATATCCCCCGAACGAGCAATCGCTCGCTGGAAGCCCACACTCTGGGCACGTGTCGCTAGTGTTCTGGCGGATCGTCAAGATCCCTCCTGAGAATGCGTTATCCTCTGCCTCCTTTGACCAGATCGGTTCGCACGTATAATCACCATCGTTGATTTGCAATACTGTCTGATCAACAAATTGCTTATCAAGATTGGATGCGGCTGCGTCGGCTATGCGATTTGCCATGTCTTCATCGCTGGCATATACCTGAACCCACGTGGTAGCAATGACCTGAATCTCCACGAAGTATTTCTTCAATTCCATATCGTCCTCCTTTTGTAATGGTCACCCACTGCACACCACGACTCAGCGATACGCCAAGTGCAGTGAATGCTTCGGGCGACAAGTCTATCAGGTTCTTTCCCTTGGCGCAAGCCTCGCAATAGTCTGTAATTACAATGCGAATTGACCTGCCATTCTGAACGTTCGTCACGAATACATCATACGGCGTGTCCCCCCATCTCCAATTACCAACTGCTCCATACATGCGATTGCCACCACGTGTATACCAAGCATTATTGCGAGTTGCGTCATACCAAGTCGCTCGTCCCGTGTCCCCAATAGGGGACACGGGATTTGCGATCAGCAATGCCGCAAGTATTGCGGCTACCAATTAGTAGGCGGCTCTATCAGAAGCCGCCTCCTGTGCTGCCTGTGCTGCCTTGGCTGCGTCCTCAATCTCCTGATCGCGAACGCGCACAACCTCAGTGACTGCATCAAGAAGCCTGCGCGAAAGACCATATGAACTTACATATGGCTTGGCTTCTGACGTGGACATGAGATGATTGAGATGGTTGAGTATACGAGTGACCGTATACACATCCGAATCATCATCAATCCACTTGGTCATATCAGTCTGGAACGTGGAGAACTTCTCAATTAGATCCTTGAAATTCTGAACGAACTCACCGACTGCATCCGCTGCAATCTCAGCAGCCCGCTCATCAAAGTCTACTTCCTCCATATCCTCAATCATTGAGATCGCACTCTCAATTGAAGACTTTGCACTTTCAAGTTCGTTAGTGAAATCGCTTGGCGAGTAATAAGAATTATATGTTTCTGCCATGTGTCCTCCTATCCGACGAGGTAACCCTCGTCCTCCAATTGAAGCGCAAGGTCATTGTAATACCTTGGCTCTACAACAAGACCACCGAATCCAAATTGGTATTCAGCGATTCCCTCTTGTGATTCTAGACGACGTTCATCTAGCCACTCCTTTGCTCGCTCCGAATATGGGCGGAGAATCCCAATTGACCCGAAGTTTTGGAACCAGAAATCTACTGACTCTTCCATGCTACTCATCGTTATCCTCCTCACAATCATGCCCGAATGCATAGCACTTATTGCAATATGTGCTGTTGCATTCAAGGCAATACAACATTCCCATTGGACCGAAATTAAATCCGCATACCTTGCAATTGTCGTTATGCCAACTCATTAGTCCAACCTGCCATTTCCATATACGGATTCATATCCACATGCACGCAAGTGTGCAGCGACGGCATTAGCCATCGCATTCTTGCGATCATAGGACTGACCAAATGCACTGACCCATAGGTGAATACCTGTCGGATATCCCTTGTACGCGGATACCAATAGATTGCGTGGACTGTCCTCACCAAACATCTCCTTGATGCGGCGACCAATCTTGCTATTGCCCTTGAATTCAACCCATGCAAATCCACATGGACCATCGGGTACATTCCACGTTTGATTGCTTCCCATATCACGAACGATCATCGGCTCTGGCTTGCAGATCTTGCCAGCATTGATACCGATTTCCAATGCGTCCAGAATGTCTTTTGTAATCTTATCGTCCTTCATAAATCCTCCTCAATTACTTGCACGATATTGAAGGTATTCTTCAATATCATAGATGCCAATTGATTCCAATAGCGCCTGCTCTTCCTCGTCGCTGAGCAATCGGCTGACCCTATCCGATCCCCACGAGCCGTGGATCCTTGCGCTGCCTGAATCAACAGGAATCTCAACCCAAATATTCGGACCACCCATCGTGATCCATACCACAATTGTACGTTGCAAGTCTATTGACAACGGATCAAATGGATCCTCTTCGTCTTGCGGCTCCGTGAATCCACTCTGAATACTTTCAACCATACGAATGAGTTCCAAATCTATGCTAGACATTCTTCATCTCCTTCTCAAATCGTACGCGATACTTGCCATTGCTATCAATTGCCAGCATGCTCTCATGCAATTCATTCATGCGTGTCTTTGATTGATTCACTTCTGAATCCACGATGAATCCCCAACCAGAATTGACCATGATTTCATAGTTCTTCCGATTGTCTGCCCACGCACGACACTTGCGAATGTACTTGCGCAGGTAATTGAATTCCATGCGAGCCTTCCGATACTTCTGGTAGTCGTCCATTTGCTACCTCAATTTGCGCTGCTGTTTCGCTAGGTAGCAGCAATTCCCTAGGTGCGTATCATGCCAACCGCACTTCTCACAATAACCTTCTACAAATTCCACCTCCCCATTTGTTTGAGTGTGCCTGTATTCCACACCCAAATAGTTTGCCTCGCCCTTGCAGCGAGGGCATTCAAATACAGGCTGGTTGCGATCCGAAGCGCTGATGTATACCTGACTACTCACATTCCACCATGTACTTCCTTTTGCGCGCATCTGCAATACGCTTAGTCATTTCAATTCCCTTGCCACATGTGCACTCTCCTAGAATCCTGCACACTTCGTGCACGTCAAATTTTGGATACTTCTTTGGTCGTTGCTTCTTGATCATGAGATCAGAGTACATGCTCTCTTCGTTATCGTCAACCCAATTGATTCTCACAGGACTACCTCACTTCCAATGATTTCTGCTTTCCACTGATCCGTTGTCATGCCACAACTTCGGCATTCAAACTCGTGATTCATGCCCTCCATTGGAACAGTATCCAACCTATTGCCAGTGTATTCAAATCCATCGGCACCATCACTTACGATTTCGTAAATGATGTACACCGCTTCAACTGAATGCACTTCACCGCCGCAATCCTTGTGCTTCAAGCCAGCGGGATAGTCGGTGATCAAGGTCGTCTTACTCATGACTTCCATTCCTCCCTCATGATCTTCCAAGTGTCATCGCAATCCGATGACCACACATCGCACTTCACGCACCAAACTACATAGCAACCCTCCCCATGCTTTGGCTTCTCACAATCAGACCAGATCCAATTGTCTTCACGAAGCGTAATCTTGCAAGTGCATGTCGCTTCCATCACTAGTCCTCCTCGCTTCCAAACATGCGATCCGCTGCTGCGTAATCGCCAATAGCCTCTAACTCTCGGACTGTTTCTAGCCTGAATGCGAAGGCTGCTCGCTCGCTTCGCTCTTTCTCCACTTGCGCCTCTTCCCAATCAGCAGGGGTCAGATGTCGTACCTGTGCGAGCAACTCAATCATTCGCTGGCATTGATAACAATACCCGATGTCTTCATCACACTGTTCGTGATGCATACAGTCGTAAGGCATACAACACCCACGCTTTGACTCTTCTTCTTCAAGTACTTGCACTGCTATTCCCAACTCATTCGGAGTCATCATTCCCCCTTCTCAATTGCAAAGCGAAGCCTAGTCTTCGCGTCTTCCCATTCGTAATAGTGCTCAAATCCATACGGTCTAATCGTGCCATCAACATGGTCAACTTCCATCTTCTCAAATTCCCCTGTGCTATCGGGACTCACGAAGTAGCGTGCGAAGATCGTCATCGCACCATTCGTGAAGATTTGATACCACTTGGCATTCTGGATTTCCATTTGACTTCACTTCCCTTCTCGCACGAAGCCTGCGATTATGGCTTCAAGCGTCTTGACTTGCGCTTCCGCGTCTTCAAATCGTTCTCGCTCCTGCTGCAATTCCAATTCCAAATCCTGCACGTATTGGCGTAGGAATTGGATCTGCTCAAACAGGAAATCACTTCCGTCACCCATGATGTTCTCCTCAATTGTGCGCACACGAATACCCCGCACGCCCCTTGTGGGGGCGGCGGGGTATCGTGCGTGCGTGTGCCTGCGCGATTACTTGACCAGCCCGTATCGGCGTGCGACAACGGCGAGATAAGCGCCGCTCTGCATCGCCTGCGGATCGCTTGGGCGGAAGACAATCCAGCGCTCATCGCCCGCGCCATTGTGTGCGTGCGCGATGATCTTGCCGTTGCCCTTGTCCTCGCACGCGAAGGTGAGATCACCAAGCGTGAGCGTGAACTTCGCACCCTTGCCCGTGCGCGATGGCTTAGCACCCGCGAGCGAAGCGAAGTGCGAAGCGGACTTCGCATGCTTCTTCGCACGCTTGCGATTCGCCTGCGGGGTTGCCGTTGGCTCGGCTCCCGCACGTGCGAGCAGGGCTTCCAACTCGCGAATGCGAGCAGCCTGCGCGTTCACGTGTGCGCGTGTAATTCCTGCCATGACCGTGCTCCTTTCGCACGCACCAGCGTGCATGTGTGTGCGCCGCGTGCCCCGCGGCGGGGGCGGCGGGGCATGGTGCTCCCGCCGTGAGATAACCATAACCTGCCGCAGGGGGGGGTCGTCAAGTCGCCGCCAGCAACGATGCGCGCGTGCACCCGTGCGCGCAGGGCGCGTGTACACCTGCGCTATGCGCGTGCGCCTACCCGCGTGTACGCAGGCACATGGGCGTGCGAGCAGGGGGGTAATACTCATGCTCCCCACACGCGTGCGAGCCTTGGCAAATCAGCCTAGCCGCGCGTGCGAGGAGCCAGAATTTGCACGGCGGCTCCCCCGCGGGCTTTTGTGCGCGGGCGTGCGGGGGGGGTACACCCAACCCCTTCCCGCACTGGACACCCCCTTTGTAAAGGCAGCCCCGACGCGGGTCAAAACGGTGTAAACTCTGGGTTCACAGCCCCCTCACAGAAGGGACAGTGGGTTCGCCTTCCCTGTCCTTGGAAGGTCCTATAAAGGGTCCCCCTAAATGTACATAACAGTAGTATAACGATTTCCGACCCTGATATAAATCTTAATCAAATCTTAATCTAATTCTTGTGTTATACTGCCGCGCACGGGTTATAATTGACCCCATAATCGGTAGTATTAAGAATAAGAAGTACTACGGAAGACCCTTAATGGCGCGAAAGGAAACAATGACAGCAAAGCCGACAGTCCGTGATTACACGGGCTTTGGATCAGGAGCCGCCACTCCTGATCCGAACCAACCAGAGACGATTGGTAGCCGAGTCTCCAATAGGGGACAGGCGTGGACTCCCACCGTCAGCCGACAGCGCGGCGGTACTTACAACCCAGAGCAGCCTGCTACTAGGGCGACGGCACCTGTCACCCCGCGATCTACGCGCACCGCGCCCCCAGTCCAAGGACCATCGTTCAGGGCGGTGACTGGCAACGCCACGTCGCGCATTGCCAACCTGCCGCCAGTCCGTACCGCCTCGTCCATCCTCACTGGAGTGAGCGATGTCTACGACACGGCGGCAACGAAAGTGACGAAGGCAGCAACTGGCGCTGTGGAGTCCGCTCCTCTTGGACCAATGCGAAAGCCAGTAAACGCTGCTGGTGGGTTCATCCAGAAGTCATACGAAGGACCACACGGTAAGGCATTCCTTGCTGGAGATATCGCAATGATTGCCTCAAAGATTCCAGAAATCATTAACCCAGAGGACACGGCAAAACTTGTATTTGACGCAAACCCTGGAATGTTTGCATCACTTGAAGATGCCAAGCGACAAGTTGGCGACTACAACTGGGGTCAGATCGGTGGTGCGATTGTTGATAACTTTACCAACATCTTGGTATCAAGAGGAGTTGCAAGCATAGGATCAAGGGCAGTAGTTCCGCTCATTACTCGTGGTGCGGCTCTTATTGGGGCAGAGGCACTGGGGGCATCCGCCATTGGAGCGCTTGGTGGTCCAGTTGGCATCGCAGCCACCGTCCTTGCAACGATTGGGATAATGGCATTGCTTGAAGTATTTAACCCAGAGAGTAGTACTCGCGGAAGCCAAGAGACTAGGATTATGAAGCAGGGTGGAACGGTAGAAGGGATTGATATCCCAGTACTTGGAAATCCAACATATGGGACTTCTGCCGCAGACGCTGTTTCATATGGCGTTACGTCGTTTATGAAAAATCTCCAAGATGGAATGACAAGAGAGCCAAATCAAAACAGCAGGAATGAAGTAGAGACTATGCGCACAGAGCGTAAGCCCATGAAGTACGAATGGGTTGGCGAAGATGGGAATGTTTACCAGAGAACATACTATAGCAACTTTGGGAATAGGACGCAGGAAGTGCGCGCACTACTAACATCTGGGTACTTTATCTACCCAACTGGCAATATGATGGATGTCCCAGATGGGAAGGGTGGGTATAAGCAAATCCGTGAGTTCTCAATGGACTATGACGGATTTATCCGATGGCTTGAGGATTCAGACTGGGTAGCAAATCCAACTGGAATCCGACAAAGAGTCGTTTCGCTGCCACGAATTGCACCGCTTACCGTCACAGCAGCGCAAAAAGAGCAAATTTCTGTTGAGGAAGCCGCATACGCCCTAAAATCGTGGTATGATGATGCAGGATTCACGATCAAGTAAGAAGGTTTTACACGAAGAAGATCTAGAAGAGGACCTAGATATAGAGATTTTTGAGAAAATTCCTCGCAAAAAGAAGGAATATAAGAAAGGAAACGAGCATGGCAAAGGTAACTCGCAGGAAGAAGACCGCTCCCGCAGTCACTGAAGGTGCAGTTATGGCTGCCGCTTCGGAGCAAACACCACGAATCCCGCGCGAATCAACGCGCAAGGGACTTTCATACGGCGCTTTGCAATATAAGGATGGTCAGGACATTCAGCGACGTGTATTCCGCGAACTGAAGCGATCAATTCCGCACTGGAGCAGCCTCTCTGTTGCAGAGCGCGTGCGCCTCAACATCTCACAGATCAAGAAACTCAACATTCCGAAGTCGCTCATGCCTGGAGTTGTGTCGCAGATGGGCGTTCATTACTTCACCAACAATTCTGTTACCCGATCTGCTGCTGGGCAGGAGGCAATCAGCGAAATCTCGTCGTCACTTGGCGAATCGCTGAGCAAGAAGGCGGCTTCTGTTGTCCAGACTGGTGTCCTTGGTCGCCGCGCGATGGGGAAGGGAAATGTCTATACAGAGTCTGGCAAGGTTAAGGGGCGAACTGGTAAGGCACGTGGCGAAGTTCTGCGTGGATCGCAGCCGCCGCGACCTGCTGGGGGCTATGGACGTGACCGATCTCAGGGCGTAGTGACTGATACGAGCACTGCAAAGCAAAAGCACCTTGAGGCAGCGCGCAATATGACCGCTGGACTCGCTGGAATTGACGAAATCAAGGCTGGACCAAAGATGGGCGGAGAGCAGGCGAAGATTACGCCGCCTCCTGCTGGCGCAGTTGAGAAAAAGATCCTTGTTCAGACTGGAACGCGCCAGTTGCCAGATTCAAGTTCTGCAACTGGGTTTATTGAAAAGCCAGTCTACAAGAAAGTAGCCGTCCTGTTCAAGGATGGCAAGTATTACGTTCCAAGTGGCAACGGATATGCGGCAGTTCAGCGTAAGGATGTCGGCGCTGCGCTACAAAATGCTTCTGCTCCTTCTGAAAAGCGCGCAAACAAGCCGCTTGCGTCGGAAGGCAAGGGCAGGGCGCAGACAAAGTTCCTTGTCAACCAGTCCAAGGCTGGCGAGAAGATGAACCGACAGCGACTCGTTGATATTGCCAAGCGCTATATCTCCGATTTCCGCGCCGCTGGGAAGATTCCGTCGGAAGGTGGATACACTGCGCTGCTTATGGATCAGCCACACTTCAAGGATATGGATTCAAAGGAACTCCGCAGCATTATCAAGCAGGCGCGTAATGACATCAAGCAGGGCAGGGTTGCTCGCGTTAAAAAGCGCCGCGGTCCACAGGAGCCAAACCCAGTAAAGCGCACGTTCAGCGTTGCTGGCGGAGAGACTACTGGTCAGACGCCACCGAAGATGCGCCGCACCAAGAAGGTTGTGTCAACCCGCTCTGGTCAGAAGGTGCAGGTTAGCAACGAGCCAGTCGGAAAGCGTGCGCAGGCTATTGCTGCCGCAGAGATGGCTGTTGCAACGGAGCGACTCAATGCCTCAAAGCAGATTCGCAAGGATCGCAAGGCTGGTCAGATTCGCGGTAAAGGCGGCAAGCCATTTAAGCCAGCCAAGCCAATCAGTAGGAAGAAGGCTGCAGAACTTGAACAGGCATGGGCTGCTGGCACGAAGAATGAGCCAGTGGTCAAGCGGTCTAGCGCTCGCGCCGAACTGAAGTCAGCCGCTAAGGAGTCTGGCGTTAAGGTTACGCGACTCAAGCGCGGTGGCAACAAGGCTGCACGAATTAATCGCAGCAAGATGAGCATGCTTGACCAGACGAATCTCGCGGCGCTTGAGCGCGCAGGTTCTCGTGGCGAGGCACGCCGACTTGCAGAGTCGCTGGGTATGTCGCCAGCAGTCAAGAAGATTGCGAAGTCGCACGGTCTCATGGGTGTAGCCGCGACGTTCGGTGCAAACTACATCCTGTCGTTGCTTGGGGAGAAGAAGAAGAATGGCTAAGTGGCGTTGCGGAGAACGAGTTGACATTGCGTGGAATGGCTATATCTTTAAGGGTGATGCCAACACCGACTTCTATGTTGACGACTATCTTATTGATGAGTTGGCTGCGGAGATCTCTGATCGCGTAGTTGACTTTGAGATTACCGAAGCGTTCCATACGCACGGTGATATGACGCACACGCACACTGGGTACGTCGCCGTTGCTGGCGACACCATGACTGGTCCCCTTGTCGTTGATAGCAACGTTGAGGTTGCAGACGATGTGACCGCGAACTACTTTGTTGCAAAGAATGCCAGCAGCGAGGCTTCGTATCGCGTCACCGCGACTGGTGATCATGCGAAGATCGTCACTGAGAATTACGTAGAACTTCGTGATACGGATAACTCGTTTGCTGATCTACATGCAAAAGATCTGTACATCAAGGATGGGATCGGCTTTGGAGATACCCCGAACTACGATGTTGATATCTATCGCCCAGGCGTTGGAGCACTAGAGGTTGAGGGAAGTCTTAACGTTACTGGGACGCTTGCGCAAGACGGTGAGCAGGTGTCAATCGTCGGGCACACCCACCCCTACCTTGGTACGGAGTGGCTCACAGGCGAGGGTGTTCCCAGTAACTCTCTTGGCAAGAATCACGACTTCTATATTGACACGCTGACGAATGAATACTACGAGAAGACTGGTGGCGTATGGGTAAACCATGGCGTGATCGGCGCAGAGGGTCCTGCTGGTCCACAAGGTCCTGCTGGTCCTACTGGTCCAACTGGTCCGCAGGGTCCGAAGGGCGACACTGGTGCGACTGGTCCAAAGGGCAATAAGGGTGATACTGGTGCTACTGGCGCTACTGGCGCTACTGGCGCTACGGGCGCGACTGGTGCTACTGGTCCACAAGGTCCAAAGGGCGACATTGGAGACACTGGTCCCGCTGGTCCACAAGGAGAAGGTCTAAGCATCCTTGGTACGGTTGCCACCACGTCAGCACTTCCATCAACTGGCAATACCGATGCTGATGCCTATATCGTCACTGCAGATGGACATCTCTATGTCTGGAGCGCAAGTTCATGGATTGATGCTGGTCCAATTGTTGGACCCGCTGGTCCGACTGGTCCTACTGGCGCTACGGGCGCTACTGGCGCTACGGGTACTACGGGTGCAACTGGTGCTACTGGAGCACAGGGTCCTAGCGGAGTTGTCGCTGTCACTGCACCTATTACGAATACTGGCACAAGCACAAGTGCAAATATTGGCGTAAGCGTTGGTACTACTACTGGAACCGTCGCCGCTGGAGACCACACACACTCTGGTGCTGGCGAGGCAAGCGTTGTCTTCCAGTATGTTAAGAATGACGCGACTCCAAAAGTCAAGGGAGATGTTGTCTATATCTCTGGTTCAGACGGTACAAATCCTATTATCTCATTCGCAGACGCAGATACTGAAGGAACATCAAGCAAGACGCTTGGGCTACTTCTGGACGCTGCCAGTGCAAATCAGACTGCTCGCCGTGTAATCACCGAAGGAATCATCAGTGGTATTGACACGAGTGCTGCAAGTGCTGCAGGCACATCTGCATGGCTTTCGGGAACTCCTGGAAAGATTGTCTACGGCACTCCTCCAGCAGATCCAGCAAACAGTGTCTATCTTGGCGTTGTTACGAAGAAGAACCCAAGCACTGGTGAGATCTTTGTCAAAGTTCAGAATGGATACGAACTTGATGAACTCCACGATGTAAGTGCTACATCTCCAACTGCTGGCGATGTCATTCAGTGGGCTACAGACGGAACCACGTACATGTGGCGCAAGAAGTCGCTTGCAGATGCTGGAATCTCTGCAACTGGTCACACGCACTCCTACGCATCAACTACTCACGCGAGCACACATGCCGCTGCTGGATCTGATCCGCTAAGCGGCATCTCTCCAAGCCAGATTACTGGAACTGCCGTAGTCACAAGCGACTCGCGCCTTTCTGATGCGCGCACGCCGACTTCGCATGCAAGCACGCATAATGCTGGTGGATCTGATGCGCTCGCTATTGATGCTGCTGCTGCAACTGGATCGCTGCGAACTCTTGGCACTACGTCAACGTCTGCTGCCGCTGGGAACCACGCGCACTCTGCGTATGCAACAGCCGCGTCTCCGACGTTCACTGGTACCGTAACAACGCCGCTTACTACTGCAGGAGTTGTCAAGACTTCCTCTGGTGGAGTGCTGAGTTCGGTTGCTGCAATCAATCAATCTGAAAGCCATGGTAGTCCAGATACCGATGTTGCCACTACGTCGCTTCACCATACTCTTGGAACTGGACAGTATCAGGCTGCTGCTGGTAACCACACGCACGCTGGTGGTTCTGGCGACGTTGTTGGTCCATCGTCGGCTATTGACAACGCACTGCCGCGATTTGATCTTACGACTGGGAAACTGATTCAGGGTAGCAGCGTTATTGTAAATGACTCTAATAACTTGTTTGTCCCAACATCTGTTGTGCAGTCGCCAAAGGCTGTAACGGAATCAAGCAATACATTTACGATTAA